ACCTCAATCTCCCTCGCTGAATATCGCAAACAGTATGGCGGTGGTCGTAAGACTGCCGTTAAACGCAACAAATTTAACGCTGTGAAGATTGAAAAGGGTGGAATGAAGTTTGATAGCCAAAAGGAATACAAACGCTATATCGAGCTTACAGCGCAAATACAGAGAGGGGAAATTCAAGATTTAAAGTGTCAGGTCAAATTTGAGTTGGCACCGAAAGTAAAAATTGCAGGGGAAAAGAGGGCAAAACCTGCATTGAGATATTACGCAGATTTCACATACCTGAAGGATGGGGTGCAGATTGTTGAGGATGTGAAGTCGGTAGCAACAAGAAAGTTAGCAAGTTATAGATCTAAAAAACACTTGATGAAATCAGTACACGACATAGACATTAGCGAAGTTTAAGGGGTTTGGGATGAATGCGATGGTGTGCAATAAAATGGATTGGTCTAAGCGTTCAGCCTACCAGTGGCTTGAACAGTATGGATTGTGGGTGAGGTCGGTAAAAATTGGGGGCATGTCTGCTAATCCATTGGCAGGTTTGATCGACAGAAATGATGTGGCTCGGGTGAGAGCGAGCAAAACATCAATGCCTTGTGAAATTAATGATATTGAAGGGGTGCAAGTAAGTCAGTTGCTTGCGAAAATGCATGGTGATAGTCGTGAATATTTGTCTGAACGTGCATGGTTTTTAATTCTTAAGTTTGAAAATGATTGGTCTGATCAGTCTATTGCAAATGCACATGGGTGTAGTAGAGCAAAAGTGCGTGCTGAAGTAGAGAAAGGGATCGCATATCTTGATGGAAAAATAGAGGCTCTAAGTGATTGACTTGGCAGCCATGTTTGTGTAGATTTGGTGTATGGTGGCAAGTTGTTATGGCTTACACCGTTAATAATTAAGCTCATCGAAAGGTGGGCTTTTTAATGCCCTGAGAAATGCCTGTGTAAGCAATATCAGGGCACCTATGGCGGTTCCCTTTATTCTTAGTGGTTTAAATTGAATGCCGCCACCCAGATATAGCAACGAAAGCTCGGTCAATTGATCGGGCTTTTTTAATATTTAAAATTTCTTACAGTGAAAGAAAAGTAACTCAAATTAAACATCTCCATACATATCACTCGCATTTTCTATACTTTTTGGTCAAATTTTTGATGTTATTTTAATCTTGCGAATACAAGAAATCGCATGTAAAAACGAAGAAAATGACTGCAGCACACGCCTACTTATTTAAAGGAGTAGGTGGGCTTTTAATTAACAGGAGAAAGACTATGCTCCAATTCTTCCAAAAATTATTCTGCTTCCATGCATTCGATTACGAGTCAGATATATTTGCTGAAGTTGAATGTCGTAAATGCGGTAAAACAAAACCCGAATAATTAAGTAATACCAAATTAAATAACGTGAGCCTGATCATTAATTTGATCGGGCTTTTTTAATGCTTGGAGAAAAGCAAGACAATGAAAACTAAAATACTAGCACTTGGCTTGATGTGCGCGATGGGAATGATAGGTTGTTCACGTGATGCGCAGGTGGCATCTAAAAACCTTTCATATGCTGCAGATAACTTTCAATTAGATCGGCGTATTGTTTTCTACAATGGAATCACAGGTGAATACATTCTCACAATTGAGGGTAAATGTTCATTTGATGCTGTAAGTGACCGTAAGGTTGATGTGACCTGCAAGACTGGTGATGAACAATTTAAAAAGCACTCTTTAGGCATCTCGGATAATGTTACTTATTTCTCTGAGCAGCTAAATAGTAAAGGTGTGAGTGTTTATCGTTATAAGGTGGACTTTCGACCTACCACAGTTATTCCCGATGTTGATTTAAAAACACCAAATTAACTCTCCAAACTTGCCGGACGTATTACGGCACATAAAAGCCCCTCGCATTCTAGATGTTGAGGGGTTTTTCTTTTCTTATTGGTGACCTTATGACAGACAAAGTACAAGCGAAACAAGACTTAGAATTTTGCAGTGCTGAGCTGTCTAAGTATCAAAACCTTAGTAGATCAGGCTTAAGACATAGTGAATTGGTTGCTATGGACAATATTATGATTCGCTTAAAAGAGCGTATAAAGAATTTAAGGTTTGTGCTTGATGGATGAAAAGGATTATTTCTGGACAACCAAGAGAAGACCATTTAAAGCCAAGCCACGCTCCAAACCATTACCTAAAGCAAAAGAAAAATACTTAGAAGCTGAAGAAGATTTTGAACATGCATTGAATATATTTGAAATCAAATATGAAAAGAAGTTTCAGTTTAAATCTACCAAGCACTGGCGTTTTGATTTTCATCTTATTGAACACAGAATTTTAGTTGAGATTTCAGGTGGGCCTTGGTCAGGCGGACGGGGTGGCAAGCTTAAAAATAAGGCTTGGAGTCTAGACCGTTACGATGATGCTGCCGAGATGGGCTTTACTGTTGTTCGATTAGAATCGGCACCATCATTTAAAGATATTGAGTCGGGACCATTACAAATAAAGTCTCACTTAGCATCACAGTGGCTTAAGAATTTGAAAGGGCATATTTTCAATGGAACAGATCAGACCATTCCCACCGACTGATTTAATTGATCAGGCTGAGGAGGAGGAAGCAATCCGATTGGCACCTGCTATTGAGTTAAAAGAATGGGTCGTAAAAAACTGGCTAACCATTGGTGGTGAACTTCATAACCCAGATCATGATCACATTGCAGAGCTGCTACATGATGACGAGACCTTTTTAGCATTCGCCTGGGCGTCATCTGCATGTGTGGCTAAAAAACGTATGGTGCTTGGTCAATGTGAAAAAGTGATGTTTAACCAGGGTGGCTGGAAGAAAGCACGGCAGGAACAGCAGATGCGGGACTGGTTTGGATTTGTACCTCAATACTTAATAACTGTAGATGCGGCATTTTGTGAACAGACTTCAGATCTTGAATTTTGTCGTTTGATTGAGCATGAGCTATATCACATCGGTGTTGAACGGGATGCAGATGGTGAAATCATTTATAGCGATATGACTGGGCTACCTAAGCATTACCTGGCTGGCCACGATGTTGAAGTGTTCTTTGGGGAAACAAAACGATGGGGTGCGGATGAGTCAGTCAAACGACTTTTAGAAATTGCCAAGAATGCCCCATTCGTATCAGAAACTAATATTGCTGCGTGTTGTGGGAACTGTGTCATCGGCTAAATTTTTTGCCCACTTTCCTTGATGTACCTTGATGGATGGTGATTTATGGCAAGACTTAAAAAGCATGAAAAAGTATTTATAGTTCGGGCACTTGCACAGTTTATGACCCCTACTCAGGTGGTTGATGACATCAAGGTAAAATTAGGAGTTGAAGTTTCTCCACAACAAGTAGAAACATACGATCCAACCAAGGTTGCAGGTGCTGATCTTTCGCAAGAATTTGTTGATCTATTTCATGAGGCTCGAAAGCTATATATTGCTCAGCCGATCTACAACGTAGAAGGTGCTAATGATATTGTTCAACTGAAGATTCTTAGTGAGCTACTAATCAATAAGAAAAGTAACGTCATCATGGCAATCAAATTGATTGATCAAATGCAGAAGATTGTCAAAGGACACTATGAAAAGAAAATAGAAATCACCGGTAAAGATGGTGGTCCAATCCAACAAGAAACTAAATCAACACATCAATTCACACCAGATGAGCTTAAAGGCTTAACAGCGCAAGAGCTTTCACGTTTGGCAATTAATGGCAAGTTATGACTTATGCAATTGAAGATATAGCGCCACTAATTAAAGAGTGGACGATTAACACACGTCTACCTGAAGTCGTTGAAGAAATGACAAGGCGTTATTACTACAAGATGCTCATTGAGCAGAATGAACTAAGTAAACAGTCAGAAATATACAAATGCAGTAAAGATCCTATTCATTGGTTTAACCATTGGGTATGGACTTACGATCCGCGAGGAATGCCTTTTGGGTTACCTGCAAATATTCCTTTTGTATTACGACCTGGTCAGGTAGATCTTGTAAATTGGTTATTGGAACGTGAAAGCACCCAGACCCATGGCTTGATTGAAAAAAGCCGTGATGAAGGCATGAGTTATGTTGTTCTGGGTTTTTACCTGCACCGGTGGTTATTTGTAGAGGGTTTTGCCGGTGGTGTCGGTAGTCGCAAAGAGGATTTGGTCGACAAGAAAGGTGACCCTAAAACTTTACTGCATAAATTCCGTGACATGTTTTCTAAAATGCCAAACTGGATGAAACCAAAAGGCTTTGTTGAAAAGATTCATGATAACTATATGCGTATTATCAACCCTGATAATGGTGCAACGGTCACCGGTGAGGCAGGCGATAATATCGGCCGTGGTGGTCGTACCACAATGTACTTTCTTGATGAATGGGCATTTGTGGAACGTCAGGAAGCTGTAGATGCTGCTATTTCCCAAAATACTAATGTTCACATCAAGGGATCTACTCCAAACGGTATTGGTGATAAGTTTCACCAAGATCGTTTCAGTGGTCGCTATGCAGTATTCACTATGGCATGGCGCGACAACCCGGATAAAAACTGGACTGTCACATTTAATGGGAAATTAATTCATCCCTGGTACGAGAAACAACTCGCGACACTGGATGATATTGTTTTAGCCCAAGAGGTTGATATTGACTATGCCGCGTCGGTAGAAGGTGTATTGATTCCATCTGCATGGGTGCAGGCTGCGGTTGATGCTCACATCAAACTCAATATTCAACCGTCAGGTGAGCGAATGGGGGCGCTTGATGTTGCAGATGAAGGCAAGGATAAAAACTCATTTGCTGAACGTCACGGCATTGTATTGCAGTACTTGGAAACATGGTCGGGCGTTGGTGATGACATCTTTGGAACCACTCAAAAAGCGATTGATCTTTGCTTGGATCATAAACTCAATATGTTTTATTACGATGCTGATGGTCTTGGTGCAGGTGTGCGTGGCGATGCTCGGGTTATTAATGAGCAAAATAGTGCAAAAGGTATTGTTGAAATTCAGGCTGATCCATTCCGTGGTTCAGGTGCTGTGCACAATCCCGATCAAGAAATGGTTGAGGCACGTAAGAACATTGATTTCTTTGCCAATCTCAAGGCTCAAATGTGGTGGTCTTTACGCATCCGATTTCAAAACACATATCGTGCTTTGCAGGGAATGAAATTTGATCCTGATAACCTTATTTCATTATCCACTCTAGATATGGGCAAGCATGAGCTTGAGCAACTAAAACGCGAATTATCTCAGCCAACCTATACCAAAAATGGCGCAGGAAAGATTTTAGTCAACAAGCAACCTGACGGTGCTTTATCGCCAAACAGAGCTGATAGCGTAATGATTTGCTTTAGCGATATTAAAGGACCGGAACGAGTTAGACCGGGTGGTGGTGGCTCACGAACTTATTAGGTAATAAAAATGGCAAAGTCGAAAAAACAGAAAGATACTCAACCTAAATCAGCAGGATTAATGACTCAGGTTGCTGTTGAAAATCTTTCATTTGCAATGGGTCGTGCAGCAGATATTGATGAGGTATTAAAGCAAGCAGGCGTGTCTCGTCAGCGTTTATCAGTGTTGATGTCCGATGATGAAGTCGCTCAGGCGATGGAAACTCGTTTGGATGCAGTATTAAATGCACCCTGGAGATTCATTGAGGATCATGGGGAACAAACCCTATTTCTGAAAGAGCTATTCACTCGATGGCATTTTGAAATTGTTACAGGTGCGTGGGATGCTTGCCCTTATGGTTATTCAGTTCTGGAAGCTACCTATCTTATTGATGAAAATAATCGAATATCAATTGCTGAAATTGGCACCAAGCCTATGGAGTGGTTTGAGCCAAAAAATGATGGTGCTTTGATCTTCAGAAAACCCCAAGCAAATACTGAAATCAATGTATTTAAGACCTATCCATTAAAGTTCTTTTTGACTCGACGTAAACCAAGTTATAAGCAACCTTATGGAGATCCATTACTTTCAAAACTATATTGGCTTTGGTTTTTTAAGACCAATTCAACTAAGTTCTGGGTGAAATTTCTTGAACGATTTGGTTCGCCATTGCTAGTTGGTAAGGTTGGTGGCAATAAGCGCGTTCAAGCAGATATTGATGCAATGACAACCGCTTTACTCAATGCTGA